AGCAGATACTCGTAGTTGCCACTGCCGTCGATCACAGCCAGTGAGAAGTTAGCCAACCAGTCCGAGGGCACCGAGAGGTACTTATTCCCGGAGGTCACGTTGCCGGTCACGTTCTTTCGTAGGTCCAGAAGCTGAACCGTGTTGAAGATTCGCTGTTCGGCCTGTTCGATGAACGTGTTAATCTGTTCGGTAGACGTAAGCGTCACGGTCCCCGTACCAGCGGAGTCCGTCCATGCAGTGTTAGGGAAGTCGTTTTCGACGTATCCCTTGATGGTCTCGAACAGAGTAGCGTAGTTCATCAGCCCATCTTCTTGCTGTGCCCGTAGCCCCGCGTCGTGTTTTTGCAGCCGCGAGTACGCTCGGTCTGGGTGTTAGCCACTTTGTTTGGGTAGCCGTTGTTACCAAGGCTGACCTCAGTACCGCCGGACATCGTGTGAGGCTGGGCGTAGACGCTGGCGGGGCCAACTTCGTTGCCACCTACCTTCATGCTGAACTTAGCCATCTTTATTGACCTTCCCCATGTCCTTAGGAACCTTGCGGACCTGCTTCTTCTGGTTTGCGACCTTCGCAAGATTACGGCCCATAGACAGCATCTGTGCGTTGGTCTTACCGCCCTTGGCGAGCTTAGTCAGCGGTGCACCTTTGTGCTTCGCGCGCTCGTGCTTGTGTACAGCCGTCGCTGCCGTGGCTTTGTCCTGCTTAAGGTCTTTCTTGTCCATCGCTAACTCTCCGTCGTGACTGTTACGGTCCCTACTTGACCAGTTGCTAATAGCGTATTTGGAAGCCCAGATAAACCCAGAGGATTACTAAACCCAATTGGGTTCCAACCCCACTGAATTACGCGGCTACCATCGCTGGGAAAGCCGTTTACATTGAGGCCAGCTTGGAGGTATGTCGTGTCGGGGCGCGGGTTGCGGATAGCCTGTGGGTCATCTACCGGGTACATACCCAGCTGAAGCTGCGGCTGATCTGGCTCCCAGCAGGAGCGGCACACAAGGATATTGACGTTCTTCGTCTTGATGACGAGCGACCTTAGTTCTTTCAGCTTATAGCGAAAGCCGCAGCGGTCACACTGCGAAATCGCGTACTTACCAGAGGCGAAACGATTAGGCACGTTACCCCCTAGAAGAACATTATACGCGGCGCGAGGCGCAGCGGTGCTTTTTCGCGGTCTTCGTCAGCGGCCTGCTGCCAAGACTCATCGTACATGGACTTGAGCATACCAGAGCGTTCGAGCGCTCCGGGGATTTTGAGCGACATATAATACGCCAAGCCAGCCACGAGGGGCGGCAGCATACGGAACGGGATATCCTGCGTCGTCGTACCCGAACCTGCGTCCTGAAGACGGCGAAGCCGGAAATACACGAAGATGTAGAAGTTGTTCTGGTCCGGGGCGGGCCACACGTTGATCGACGGATGATCGACACCCGTGGTCGAGTTAGTCCCTTCTGGACGCCCACCCACCGGATAGGTCGCACCTGACTGGCGGTTGATCCACACCTGAATAGGGCGACCCTGCGCGTTCTTGTTCGGGATCGTGAGGTACGTATCGGCGCTGATACGGTTGATGTTGATGTCCGTCTGCCCCTGCTGTCCCGACTGTGTGCGGATGACGTGGTCAAACAGGTCGATGGTATCCACTGGGAGCTCATAGGTAATCTGCTCCTGCACCATCGGGATGGACCCCTGCTCAAGCGTCCAGAGGTTGATACCCGGGTTTGCCCACTCGATGGTGAGCAAATTCAAGCTGCGCCGCGCCGTACGGAAGTCATAGCCCGTACGCATCTCAGCACCACAGCGTTCGAAGGCTTCTTCGAACAGCTCATTCAAGCTAAGGTTAAATGATGTGGTACCGCTGGTGGTCATTTCTGTCTCCGCGCTGCCTGTACGCGCTTAGGCGCACCGGGAGGCTGCCCCAACCGCTTTTTCTGAGCGATACGCGTCTTCTTCTCCGCCGGAGTCATCTCCGACGATGTCTTGGGGGTCTTATCAGAAATACGCTTACTAGGTCTACAATAAGGTGTGCCGCGCTTTTCACCCGGCTGCCGCCCGCAGGCTTTACCCGTACGGACGTCCTTCCAGTCTTCTTGGAACCAGCGCTTAAGCGAAGCGCCTTTCTCGGTCTTACGAACTGCCACCTTTGTTACCCCAGTTCTTGGCACCGACCTTGCGGCACTTAGAGATAGCACCCGAGGCGTAGGCGGAAGGAAAGACTTTGTAGCGCGCCTTGACCTTGGAGTAGCACTCGTCCTTGGCGCTACCGCCTTCAGCCATACGTTTTGCCTTAACCTTGCCGCCTTTAGCGTACATGGTGACTGAGCCGGGGTTATCCTTCCGACGAACAGTCTTCGCCTTTGGCATCTTGGATGCTTTCATATCACCCATACCCCGACTTGGTCGCATGTCAGCAGCCCTTCATCTTCCCGCCCATAGCCATCTTTGGCATCTTGGTGTCGGTCTTGCCCTTCTTGGCGACGCCGTCGGCAGTCTTGTGACCAGCGGCCAGACCGCCAGCGGCCATCTTCTTGTCCTTCATAGCGAATTCCTTACCGACCTTGGAAGGGACGCCCACCTTCTTGGCGAACTTGGGGTTGTTGGCCACAGCGGCCATGAAGCTCTTCTGCTTGGGGGTCTTGCTTGGCATGTTAGTCCTTTCTGCGCGCAAGTTAGCGGAGCCGCCCTTCTTGAAGCCCATCTTTGCTAGGGCCATCTTAAAGTTGCTACCTGCGCTGGAAGGGTCATAATCCTTCTTTGACTTGGCGATGTTAGCGGCTCTTTCCGCCATACGGGCTGCTTGCCCCGCAGCAATAGCTTTTTTGTCTGCTGCGGCATCCCGCATTACATCCTTCATACGATCTGCCTGCCCCGCAGCAATAGATTTTTTAGCTGCTGCATCACCTTGTTTCGCTGAATCGGAGTAGCGACTAGCGGCCCCACTAATCTTGGCAGCTTTGTCCGCTGCGTTGTGGAAACCCACCCTATTCGAAGTAGCGGCAGCGGGCTTTGCTGCGGGTTTCTCCGTAGCTTTTGCTGCGGGCTTATTAAGAAAAGCGTCGATGGCCGCTTTATCCTTAGTACTGCGTATATAGTCTTCCTGAGTCTTCCCCGACGTAGCTGCTATCGCTTTAGCTGTAGGCTTTGCGTTTTCTTCGTCGCGCATGCGGGTGTTGTAGCGTTCACCGCCAAACGTGAACTCTTTCTTGCCTGATTTACGGGCGGCAGCGAATGCGTCCCCAAACTTGCTCATGACTTATCCTTCTTTCTAATCCAACCTTGAACAGTATCTGTCTCGTAGATGCGAAACGACGTCCAGATTATAGTGAACAGCGCAGCGATAGAAGGGAGAATATCCGCAAGTGTGCCCATGACCGTTGCAAAGGACAAAAGGTCTACCAAGCTTTTCTCGTCTGGGAACGGGTGTTTCATCTTAGCACTTCCACGCGCGGAGGGACTTGTTGATGCGGCTGTTCGGGTCGTTGGCAGTCTTCTCGCTCGTCAGCTTCTTCTTCATCCCAGACATCCGGGCGCAGAATGACTTCTTGCGAGCACCGCCTTCAGGCTGCGGGGCCTTAAGCCCCGGCTTCCCCGGATTGGCTTTGTTGTAGGATGCACGCCCCTTAGCGTTAAGCCCGCCCTTGTCGGACTTGCCTTCCTTACGCTGCCAAGCCGGAGTCTTAGCCATTAGACCATCTTCCCTCTGGTCTTGCCCTTGGTGGCGCAGCCGTCAGCGCGCGAGCTAGCGGAGCCGCCCTTGGCGTACTTCATCTTGCGCATCTCAGCGCCTTCCAGCCTCGACATACGATTACCGCTGTCAACCGCTTCGCGGTCCGAAGGCATCGTCTTCTTCTTTGGCTTCTGGCTGTCCATGAAGCGCCGCTCGTCGGCTTCCATCTTCGACATGCGGTTACCAGAGGCGACACTATCACCCGGCATCGGCATCTTCTTCACCGGACCGCCACTGGCCATCTTCTTGACCGCGCCACCGCGCTTCATGGCGGGAGCTTGCTTCATATCGGGGGCTTGCTTCATGCCAGCTTTGGCGGCAGCTGCTTCTTCTTCTTTCTTCGCTTCAGCTGCAAGACGACGTTTTTCCTCGGGGTCTTTAATGCTCAAGAACTGCGCGATGGGCGAGTCATAGATAGTCCCCCCAGCGAGAGGACCGAGCAGCATCTTGAGAGGATCAATCTTAGCCATTACCGCATCATCCCTTTAGTTTTGCCGCGTACCGCGCAGCCGTCACCACGAGAGGAGGCCGTTGAGCCGCCCTTGGCCATCTTCTTGACCGGCTTGCTGACCTTGCCGCCCTTTTTCATACGCATCGCAGCGGCGGGTGTTGTTGGCGGACCTGCTGGTGCAGGCCCAGACGGTGCTGTTGCAGTTGGCATGTATGGCGCGCTCGACTTTGGCGGTGTCAGCTGCATACTGGGTGGGTTTTGGAAACCGGGTTTTACCCCACCCATAGACGGCGACGTCACCTGCGTCGGCTTCCGAAAGCCGAAAAAACCACGGCTCGATTCCGGCTGGCCCCTATTCTCTTGATACACCTGCTCAGGCGGCTTCGCCCCCTGCGCCGCCTTTGACAGCGTAGACTGGAGTGCTGCCGCCTGAGCAGGTGACATCCCACGCTCAGACATCTGCGCTTTTACAAACGCGTTATGAGCCGCTTGGGCCTGAGCGTTGGTCATCCTTCTCGCTCTGACATCCTCGCGCAGACTGGCCCCATAGCCAGCAGTAGTTTGGCCCATTGGTTTATTATATGGTGGAGCTTCTCCGTTAGACATTATACAATCCTTCCTCTGGTTTTGCCCTTAGTAGCGCAGCCATCACCACGAGAGGAGGCCGTTGAGCCGCCCTTGGCCATCTTCTTGACCGCGCCGCCCTTTTTGAACGTAACACCTGCGTTAGCACCAAACATAGGTGCCCCTTCCCTACCCAGTAATCCTCGGCCAAGGCCCGCACCGACATTGAAATTTTTACCCCTGTACTCCGCACCGTAGACCGGCCCTGCAACAGTACCGACCTTGCCAAATCGCATGCTATTAGCCGCCTGTCGGGGTGGAGTCCTAGCAGCCATAGCAGCCCTAGGGTCCATAGGGCCTATGGAGGGAGGCATACCACCACCTGACGGCATCGACGGACCTGTATCGCCGGTCGGGTTGCTACCCTGCATCAGGTCAAAATCTATTCTCGGGGGGATTATCCTATCAGCGGTGACGCCGATTTCCCGCTCTTCAACGTTGCCGCCTTCGGCGTAACGCTTCTTACCCTTACCCTTGGCGAAACCCGGAACTCCACGCCCCTTTAGGACATCCGCCCGCGTAACCTTGCCGTCACCGGTCAAGTCAGTCAGCTTCTTAGCCATTATGCTGCGCTCCTTTTCGGGACGACCATCGGGTAGAGGACATCTTTGCCGTAGTTACCCGTGTATTCCTGTACGCCCATATGGCCTAGAGAGATTGACGGGTCGATCCAGACGCCGAAACCGAGTTCACGTGCACGGTCACAGAAGAGGAAGTCTTCCCCCATGTAACCTTCTTCCGTAACTTGGAAATCAAACATTGCAGTGAGCGTACGATCCGAGCGAGTATCATAGTATTTCCACTCCGGGTGAGCTTCCGCCATCTGTTCAAAGACCTCACGGCGAACCAGCATGAAGGCAGTCGCCACGCGCTTGGCGCGGACAAGGCCCATACCGTTCATCGTGAGCTCGCCATTATCGTCGTAATCCAACGTGGCGATGTATGTCTTGGTTTCGCTGCGCGTACGCGGGACACCAGCGATGATGCCCTTCTTGGGGTCTGTGCCCCACGCCATAAGGCGGAAAATGTCGTCGGCCTCGAAGTTGATGTCCGAGTCAATGAACATGAGGTAGTCGCAGTTCGACTCCAGCAGGTCCTGCGCCAGCAGGTTGCGAGCACGGGAGACAACAGAACAACCGCAAATGCTGCCGATCTGAATATCAATCCCGTGCTGCGTAGCCTGCTGTGCAAAGCGAGCGAGCGAAACTGCCAGCTTCAAGGATACCTTGAAGTCGTATGCGGGCAGAGCAATGAAGATGCTCTTACCTGCTAGGTCATAGCTCTTTTGCGCCTGCATATATCACCCGTAGAAAGCTGTAGCAGTTATGTCTGCAGGTAACCCGACGTAAATCCCAGTTTCAGCTAGAATGCCTTCGCCGGGAATAAGGATAGAGTATGCCACAGCATTATAGCTATCGGCTTCTAACAAAACGGTCATGTACACCGTCACGTTACCCGTACCTGATGCCGCCGTAGTAACTGTAAAGGTGGTGGCATTAGCAGTAAGCACCGTATACGAACCGTCCACAGCGGTACCGCTAGTGAAATTTAAGAATACCCGATCACCCGCAGCCAAGGTATTTGCTACCGTGACTGTCAGCGTGGTTGAGGTAATACTATACGTACCCGCTTGCGGGGCGTTATCCATAAAGAGGACATTTCTCGCTGCCGCAGCCGCGTTAGCAGAGAGGATAGCCCCCTTCAGGCGCGTACGGTTCCCATACGCAACCCCCGAAGCAGACATATGTTTGGCTTTGACGTCATACTGCATTGCCATCGGATTTCTCCTTCTTAGAGGTTACCGATTAGGCGTTAACAGTAAAGATCGTCGTCAGCCAAACTGCGTCCGTGGTCGCAATGCACTGAAGCCAAGTTGAACCTTCCATGGTCACCGAAGCCCCACCGTTGATGGTGTCGCTGGTGTTTGCATAGACGACAAGGCCGTTGGTCGCAGCTGAGTTGTAGACCGTGATGGTCGTGCCAGCGACAGCCGTCGGCAACGCAACACCGTTCGTGCCAGAAGCGCTGCCAACAACGCTGACGCCATTGGCGAGAGCGGCAGCAGTTGCAAGGTTAGTACCCGCAGCAGTAACAGCAGCAACCGGCTGAACAACGGTGCCCGTAACGGTGCCAGTGACGTTGCCAGTGACGTTGCCAGTGACGTTGCCAGTGACGTTGCCAGTGAAGTCACCGATGAAGCCGTTGGTCGAGATTACCGGACCGCTAAATGTCGTATTTGCCATTGAAATTCTCCCGTGTAGTAGCACCACCCCATACCGTCTCTACTACGTCTGCTAGGGCAGTCGGTATGGATTAATTACCTAGGTGAGTAGGTATAGCATCAAAAAGAAAAGAGGGAAAGAGGTTTCCCCCTTTCCCTCCCCCTGTTTCCTTAGGCAGCGCCTACGGAAGCGAACATGCCCAGCGGGTCAGACCAGCCGAACGAATAACGCTCGCGGCTCTTGTAACGAACATTCCCGGTGTCGAAGTCGCCGTCCATGCTCTGAGCGAGCGGGGTACGGACGAAGTGCTTCAGACCATTGGGAACATCGGTCGTCAGGAACCAAGCATCGGTGTCGGTCAGGAAGTGGTTAACGGTGTAACCCTCCGGAATCGAGCCGTTGCTCTTGATGGCGTTGATGTTGTTGTCAGCCGTGTTCACCTGAAGCTCGGTTTCGAGCAGTCGGGTTGCAACGAACTGCAGGCTCGGCGGGATAACCAACTTGCGCGGCTTAGCTGCGATCAGCAGGCCACGTTCATCCGTCCACGCAGCGATCTGAATAACAGCATTTTCAAGTGCCGTTTCGTTCAGGTCGGTAGCGACCGCCGGAATGTTCGAGTTGGTACCGCCGGAGACCAGCGGGTGAGCGTCCGAGAACAGCGGTTGACCGTCACCACCGGGGTAGTCAACATCAAAGCCGTTGTTCAGGACCGCTGCAGCCTTGGTCTGCTTGGTGTACGACATGGCACGAGCCAGCGCCTTGGTATAACGAGCCGAGAGGCTGTCATACAAGTTGTCTTCAATGGCTTCTTCCGTGAGCGAGAACCCAAGGGCAATCGTCTCATGGTTGTAGCGAGCAGTGAAGACTTCCTGCGCGTTGTCGTAGGCGATAGCCGAACCTTCGTTCTTAACCGGAGCAGCCGAGAAGCCCGACAGCTTGGTTTCTTCTTCGAACGAACGCTCAGAGGTTTCCGTTTCGAAAATCTCTTTGTGCTCTTCGCCGTACCGTGCGTATTCCAGACCGAACAGGGCGTTCAGGCCGGGCAAAAGCTCCTTGAGGAGTTGTGCGCGTGAAATAGCCATTGTTCAGTCTCCTTATGCGAGGCCAGTGGGGTTGAGATACTGGTGCATACCCTGATTCCACTTGACGATAACTTCGGTGTAAGAACCGGGGCTACCAGCAATTGTGGTTTCATGGACGACGTCGATCACACGGACCGGCCACGCCGAGCTAGTACCTTCGGTCGAATCAACACCGACCTTGGAATTGCCCGTAATGGTCGAACCAGTGTTGTTCGCACCGTTCGCCAGCTTCACGTTCGAGCCGACAGCAGCCTGAGTCAGGTAGCTGACGGTGTTCGAGTTAGTACCAGCGCACACAGCAACCTTGAACAGCGCATCCGGATCATCAAGGACATAAGCCGTGATGTCGGAGATATTCGTGGTGCCGGGATAATACTGGCGGAAGGTCACACCGTACGTCGGATCGGTGTAGGTGCAACCAAGGAAGACACCAACCGGTGTAGCAGCGTCAGTACCGGTATCCTTGCCAACCGTACCACTAGCAAGCAGCTTCACGACGTCACCATAGAAGATGGCAGTCGCGGAGTTGGTTGCGATGGGGATTTGGCGTGTGGAACCGGCAAAAACCTGCCCACCGATCAGATTGATCGGAATAAGCCCGTAAGGGCTTGTAACAGAGGGATATGCCATTGTTAAGCTCCTAGCTTAGCGTTTGCCACTACCGAACGAAGTCGTAGACCTTTTCTCCCTAAAGAGGGGCATACGGCTGTCGTTCTCACGCATGAAGTTGTTGTCTACCGAGTCCATCTGGGCCTGATTTTTACGAGCGAAGTAAGCCTTGCGCTGTTCCATCAGTTCCGTCGGGGCTTTGCAAAGCAGCAACCCACCTACCTCGATATTATCTTTGTAGCGGCTATCAGGATCAGTCATCCCGGCGTATTGCGGCTGCTCTTCGACACGGACTGGCTCCCAACCTTCACGTCGTTTTGACATCAGGTTCTGGCCATCCAGCTTGCCTACAGAAGCAACCCGAATCCATCGGTATGAGTAACCCGGCTGTTGGTCCGGTTCTGGCAGCAACGAGGCAGGCTGCCATACTTTGGGCCGCTCCGACTGCGCACGTGTTTTACGAGGAGCACGTTCAGATGAAACCTGTCCGTCCAACTCTTCCATAAGGCTACGGTCCGTCATATCAATTCTCCATCTTCATTACTTCACGAGCATACTGCTCAGGAGTTAGTCCAAACTTCTTGGCCACAGCCAATTGGGTTGTACTTAGCCTGATCTTTTTGGCAGATCGGCTGCGAGAAGCGGGAGCGACAACAGAAGTAGACTTGGATTCACGTGTGACAGATTTGGAGTCACCGTTAGCCACTTCATCTCCCCCGAAGTAATCGGGGAATCTACGACGTATTGTTTTGTCAACCGTCGTCCAATATTCGTCGGTGCCCACGTATTGTGGACCACGTTCGTTTACGAGCTTTTGGTGAAGCCCGAGCGCGGAAGCAGTCATCTCCGGGTCCTGACCGTACCACTGATTGCGCTCTTGCCACGCCTTCGTTGTACGGTCCAGTTGCGGGGTATTAACCTGCCCTTGTGGAACCTGTATCTCAGTTTCTTGGGCCTGTAAAGTAGGTCGGTAGTTATTAAGTTGCTGCATCTTTAGCGATGCATCAGTCAGCTTGCGCTGTGCTTCCACGATACGGTCTGTATCTGCCGCCTCATAAGCATCGCGGTACGCCCGTTCGGCGTCCTTAAGCTCGTAGTCTGTCTGCTGCTTGTAGCTCGTCAGCAGCTGGCCTTCACCCTCACTGAGCGTGTACTTAAGCCGCTTGTTCTCTTCAAACAGACGCTGCGCAGCGCTAAGCGCTTCCTGCTGCTCACGAAACGCGCGTTCTTTCTCCCGGCGCTCGTCGTGCCAGACCTTCTTCATCTGCTTGAGGCGGAGCTTTACCTTCTCCGAATACTCCTCAAGCTCGTCAGCTTCTAGTTCTTCGACGATCTCCTTGGGCATGGGCTCGCGCCCACGGTCCTGTGCAGGAGTATCATCTTCGACCTCAATATCGGGTTTACTTCGCGCTTCAGAAACAGGGGTTTCGTCAGTTTCGATCTCAAATTCAAACTCATCGTTTGACTGAGTAGCCATGGTTACGTCTCCTTTTGTACGGGCAAGCCCGTTTTACTTGCGCTTAATTCCGCGCGGGTCTTCCACAACAGCCTCGACGCTATCGTCGTTGATGATGCGAAACTCACGACCATGGATTTCCACTCGGGTACCCGCATTGGGGCGCACAAGGACAAAATCGCCTTCTTTGCACCACGGGCCAGAGGGGAACCGCTTAGCGTCCAGATAGGCGTCAGGACCTATTTTGACGACATACAGCACGGTCGTGAGGAGTTCTTCCCGCTCAATCATGCTATCGATCTTCAGGATGCCGCCCTTGGTCTCTTTCTCGATATCGGGGATGGCACACAGGAGGCGATAACCCTGTGGGATGGGAAGTTGCTTAGCCCGGTCCTCAACGGGAACCTCAGGCTCTTTGGGGGGTGCGTTAAGCACTTTGCCGTCCATACCCACGAGGGCGGGGGCCACAATACCTACGATCTCAGTCATCATCTTCCTCCAACCTTTGGGCTGTCTCGATAATAATATCCTTGGCGGTCAGGAGGCCGCGATACCGACCACAAGCGAACTTGTACTCGCCAATCTCGGACGCCTTCCCCATTGCAAGGTCACGTTCAATGTCCTTGCATGCCTCGTCTATCTTCTGAGCTAGGTGGATAAATATCGTACTCATTCATTCTCCTTAGGGGGTGCGTTGGAAACAGGGAGTTTCGTTGGGGTTTTTGCCGTCTGCATAGTCTCGCGGGCGATCTCGACGCCGATGCGAAGCCCAGCTTCTTGCTGCTTGGCGGACAAGACTGCCTTGTCCGTTGCGATCTTGGCCCCGACTTGGAGGCCAGCGATTTCCTTCTGTGCGGCGATGCGCTTCTCTTCGAGCTCAAGCCGGTCGTTCTTCTCCGCAGCATCGACCTGCATTTTCTGCTTCTTAAGCTCAAGCTCACCCTTCTTGATCTCAAGCTCAGCCATCTGCATCTGCATGATGGGGTCCTGCTGCATCTGCTGGTTCTTCTGCTGCTGGGCTTCTGCCTGATTTTTCTGGAGAAGCTGGGCTGCGGCGGCAGCTGCCAGACGCGAAATCTGAAGCTCAACTTCCTCGCTCATGTCCGAATCTGGCGGTGGCAGCGGGACGCCTGCCTGAAGCTCGATCTGGCGACGGTACTCAAACGCCAGATGCTCCTGCATGTGAGCCGTCATAGACCCCATTATAGTCTGTGCGTTGGCGCTCTGCCCCACCAGCTGCTGAATCTTGGGGTCCTGAATAGCAGACATA